CAACCACACATGCTGGAAACACCATAACTGTAACAGTGGTGATTGTACACACAATGATAGTGAAGAATAAACCAAAGGAGGATAAATAGATGGATGAATACAAAACCACTGAGATAACAATAGCAGGCTTAAAAGCTTTACACGCAGAAGCAGTTAGTATATCAGGAGAGTGGAACGGAGACGAATCTGGTACACAAGAAGACAGAGCACATGCAGCAGCTAAGAAGACTAAACTAAATAACAAGGAGGCAGAAATGTCTAAGCAAGAAACAATAACACTAAACGGTAAAGTCTATACCGAAATAGACCCCAACAAAAAAGATATACAGCCAGCGGTAGAAACAGACCATGTAATCATCATCGCACAACGAGGCTGGATATTTGAGGGCTATGCAGATAAGTCCGTAACGGACAAAATACGGCTGTTAAATGCTAATGTGGTTCGTTCGTGGTCTAACGGTAAGGGCATCGGGGGACTTTGTAAAAAAGCATTAAAAAGTGATTATACACTTGATGAAGCTGGTACGGTATCGTTTCCAATCGAAGGTGTAATCTGTACGCTTAATATTACTGAGTGGTAAATGTAATGAGCTACAACAGAAACCCTAACTCTGCCGACGAGGTACGACCTATGTCGCTTGCGATGATTGGCAAGTACGGCTACGGCAACGGCTACGGCGACGGCGACGGTAACGGTTACGGTAATAGCTATGGTAACGGTAACGGTTACGGTAATGGCGATAGTTATGGCTATGGTGACGGTAACGGTTACGGTAATAGCTATGGTTATGGCGATGGTAACGGTAATGGTGACGGCTACGGCTACGGCGACGGCAACGGCTACGGCAACAGCTACGGCTACGGCGACGGCAACGGCAACGGCGACGGCGGTATACTATGACCACCAAACCCCAAGCTAAGAAGACTATGAGGCAAATATTGGAAGAATGGCTGGATAATGCTATGAGCACTTCTATTATGGGGTGGTCAGCCGTTGACGGCTACAAAGGTAACGAAGAAAACTCTGAGTTAGAGGCTGGTAAAGACTACGACAAATACCTGTTAGAAGCCACCAAAGCCACCACCCAAGCTATGCTGGATGCTTTGCCTGATAAAGTTCAACCAAGAGAAGACCCGTACACAGACGGCTGGAACGACTACCGTGACAAAATGGAATCAGCCATAAAGAAAATGGGAGGCAGAGATGAGTAATAAGACTATAGAGAAGTGTAATGCCGTGAAATACAAACTGTCTAATGGTAATTGGTTGTTTACTATTTGGGGTAACTTTGTACACGTTGAGAGCTACTCTGTTGCCAAAGTTAAGATTATGACTTCTAACCCCTTTAACCACCGTATAGTCCGATTAAGGGAGCAAAGCAATGACTAAAGCACAAGAAGATCACATCTACGACCTTAAAGCAGAGTTTAATCATCGTATGCCTAAAAAGTACCGAGCTGGAGCATTAGAGCATGGCGGCAATATATGGGAACTGCCGGTAGATACTTTGATAGACGAAGCCATATCAGAAGCGATAGATCAGTACGTTTATTTAATGACTATTAAGAAATTATTGGAGGGTAAGTAATGGGCAAAGTATTAAGAAATCACGATAGCTTAGTAAAGTTAGCTCGTAAACATCGGACAAATGAAGAGCTAATAAAAAAGATTAGTATATTCAACACAGTTTGGTGGAAAGCAGAAAAACTACGAATAAAAAAACGAGTTAGCAAACAACAAGAGGAGGAAAAGAAATGAGCACCAAAGAACTCGAAGCATGGTTGGTTGGTAGACCACAGATAATCAAAGATATTGCTAGAAAATATCCATTTGGTAAAATTTATACTTACAAAGGACACTCCAAGACATCTACGTACAAAATCTATGCAATACATGAGGACGGCACTATAACTTGCCGCACGATAGCTACATCAGGACCGCCAACAATGGTTTTTAATATGAACCCAGAAGACTTAATACTTGTGGAGGAGGAAAAGAAATGAGCACCAAAGAACTCGAAGCATGGTTGGTTGGTAGACCACAGATAATCAAAGATATTGCTAGAAAATATCCACCGTGGGAAACCTACGTCCACAAAAAACACCCCGATACAGCTGAATATACAATACAATCTATAAACGAGGACGGCACTATAACATGTAAAAAAGTTGACTTTATGGGAATTACAATAACGGTTTTTGGCATGAACCCAGAAGACTTAATACTTGTGGAGGAGGAAAAGAAATGAGCAACGGATTAAACCTGTCTGAAATTTCTAATGCTTTTGCCAAGAGTATGGTTGAAGCCAATGACAATGCAGCTCTTGGATATATAACTGGCGCGGTAAGTCTATTACAGGCACAGGGTAAAGACATTACACAGTATGCAATTATAAATGTGGAAAATCCTATGGTGTATAAGGACGGTGCAATGCGAGTTACTTTACAGTGGCGAATAGTGCCTATCACTGATCTAAGGGAGGAAAAGAAATGAGTTTTAAACTATAAAACACTAGCGTTTTGTGCTATAATGTAATTAAAGTTTAACACTCCACAATCTAGTCTCTCAGGAGGCTTTCATCACGATGATGGTTGCCTAGTTCCTTGCATCCAAGCGGATGTTAAACAGGAGATCCACCCACCTTCTAGCTTTCCTTTGTATGTGTCCTACTAAAACAAAAACAACAATGTGGGTCTCCTGAGGTATTAGATAAAATGCACTTAATGTACATCACTAAACACAAAAATAAACCGGAGGGTTATTAGATGAGTGGGTATTTACTCAAAGCCAAGTCTGAAAAGGCTACTAAACGGCAAAAAACATGGAGTGATTACTTTTGTACACAAGCAGAAAGAGACTGGAATCAACTCGCTAAAACAATAAACGGGAGAATTATGAAAAAGTACGCAATCATAGACGATCCAACAGTACCCCGGTATGAAGATGAGGACATAAAGAATGCGTAACCAAGACTTCGCAACACCCCTAGCATTAGCAATTATCTTAGCCTTTAGTCTAGGGTACTTGGTGGGTAACATCTAGTGCGTAAGTTAATTGTGGAGGCGAGTGATGAGTAAACCTAGTAAGAAAGAAATCCTAAACGCTCTATATTGGATGTACGTACAATACTGTTCAAAGGGTCACGACTTTATGGGTGCTGGTGAACAAGCCTCAGAAATACTTGAACTTTATAGGTACATTGAAGTAGATAGTATAGGCGCAATAACAAAACAAACTGACGTATTATGACCACTGCTAAGGATTCCATATGACACGTGAACTAACAGTTAAACAAAAGAAGTTTGTCAAAGCCTATATTGCAACAGATGGCAACGGCCAAGAATCTGCTAAGATTGCCTACAATGTCAAGAGTGATGCAGTAGCTAGATCAATGTCTAGTGAAAACTTGATAAAACCGAACATAAAGGCTGTAATAGATGCAGCTTTAATAAAACACAATATAACAATAGATGCAGCAATTAAACCTATAGCGGATGGACTAGAAGCCGAACGTCCAAGCTTTACTGATAAAGACGGTAATGATCATGGTGGTGGTAGTGATCATGCTACTCGATTGAAAGCCTCTAGTATGGCGCTAAGGTTATTAGGCGCAGAGAATGATAATAAAGCTCCTAATACTCTCAACAATTATGGAACTATAGTAACAGAGCAAAAGAACAAGTATGCAGACTGATCCCTATGCAAAAGCTAAACTCTTTATAGAGGAACAGTTAACTATTATAGATAAGACTGGTACAGAGAAACCTTTTACACTAAACGCGATCCAATCTAAGTTCGTTGAGCAAGCTACTGGTAGAGATATTATATTAAAGGCTCGACAACAGGGATTCAGCTCATTCATTCTAGCGGCGTTTACTAAAGACTTTCTATTTAAAGACAACTCTCTATCAGTAGTAGTTGCAGACATAGCAGATAACGCTCAGGACCTACTTGCTAGAGTTAAACATTACATATCTGCATACGAACGTGCTAACAACGTTAAAGTACCACTTAAATACAATTCTAAGTATGAGTTGCAGAACGCAGACAATAATGCTCGTTACATTATCGGTACAGCAGAGAACACTGAGTTTGGACGATCGAAGACTATTACTAACCTACACTTCTCAGAAGCAGCATTCTACAAGCATTTTGATAAGTTACTCGCCGGAGCTGGTACTGCATTGATACCAGACGGTAAGTTTGTGGTGGAGACTACTGCTAATGGGTTCAATGACTTTAAGAACTTCTATAACAACTCTGAGCTAAAAGAAACTGACTTTCAAGCACTATTCTATAAGGCTGCTGACTTCTACCCTGAAGAGTTTTTAATTAAAGAGAAGAAACGTTTAGGACGATTGTTTGATCAAGAGTACCCGGAGTCACCAGAGGTAGCATTCATTACCAGCGGTGAGGGTTACTTCGATACCGATGCACTACGATATTACTTGGAAAATGCAAAGGAGGTGATGAGGGTATGAAAAAGAAACGTAAAACACCTACAGCCATAGCTAAAAGTAATGCCTGGAATGCTTTCAGTAAATACATACGCACTAGAGATTGCATACGTTTCCGTAACAGTCTAACTGAGGGCATGTGTGTCACCTGTAAACGTCATTACCCTTTCAAGAAACTACAAGCAGGACACTTTATACAGGGTAGGGGTAACTCTGTTCTACTAGATGAACGGCTGGTATATAGTCAGTGCCTAGGTTGTAATGGGAATCCTCCTATCGGTAAAGGTGGCAACTATGTAGAGTACTTTATCTTTATGGAAGAAGAAGTTGGCCGGGCGAAGATAGACGAGTTTAGACTACTGAAACATGAAACAAAGATATATAAGCAATTCCAATGGGAAGAAGCAGAGCAAGAGTTTAAGAATAAAACTATGGAGTTAGAGAGGCTGTTTAATGTCTTGGCGTAGATACCGAACATACAAACGTGATGAGTTTATAGTTGTCTTCGCTGATACATCATGGGGTGGTAAAGACTATTGTGCAGTACAGTTCCTATCCAAGACCTCCCTCGATGTACCGACTGTCTATCATTCACGTGTACTAGCTACTGAGATGACTCCACTTATTCATTTAGAGTTAGAGAGGATTTACCAGATCACAGGTGTCCAACCAGTAGTAGCCTTTGAACGTAATAATGGCGGCGTAGCAGAGATGGAACGTCTTGCAGCACTCAATAGACAAGGTAAGTATCGTATCTATGTTGAAAAGACTAACGTTGGTACAACCCTACAAGTAGATCAATCTGTCAAGCTAGGTTATACCACTACTTCAGCATCACGTCCAACAATGTTATCTCAACTGAAAGAAGCTATAGACAATCGTTTAATACGGATATACGACAAGCCTACTATCAACGAAATGTTCTCATTCATCATCAGTCAAACATCTAGCAGTTGGAAAGCACAAGCAGAGAGTGGAGCACATGACGATTGCTTCATAGCGGGTTCACTAGTAACAACAGATAACGGACAAGTACCAATAGAACGTTTAAGAGTAGGAGACATGGTGCTTACTACAGAGGGGTATAGACCAATCATTCACACTAGGAGCAGGTACGACAAGGTTATAACCAAGTATGGGTTAACTGGCACGCCAACTCACCCATTTATAACAGACGGTGGTAATGTATGCTTTGATAAGCTGAAAGGCAGTGATATAATATACATATGGAACGAGAAACAATCAACTATAACGGCAAGAACTATCACAGATACCCTGAATCAGAGCGTAGACAGCATAGAGTCTACTACTGGAGACACGACAAGTGGCAGGAAGCGCCCGTTGCCCTTCATAGGCAGATATGGGTTGATAGCAAGGGGGAGATACCAAAAGGTCACCACATCCACCATAAAGACGGAGACCCCCTTAACAACAATATTGGAAACCTTGAACTCATTACATCTAGCGACCACCAAAAACATCACATGGCAAACCCAGAACGACTCAAGCTGCATATTGAAATCGGCAAGAGCCAAGCAGAAAGAATTACTAGAGACCTTAAGCATTGGAGACAAAACAATCCAGACAAAGCTAGAGAAGTTTACAGACGGAACGGACTCAAGCAGGCAGATAGAGCTACAAGACAGCTCAAGGAGTGGCGCAAGAATAATGCTGATAAAGTGCGACGAATCAACCAAGCTAACGGCAATAACCAAACAGAACGTCTCAAGAAAGACCTCAAAGAGTGGAGAGAAAACAACCCAGATAAAGCATCAAATCAGTCAAGAGAAAACGCTTTGGCTAATCTACACGGAAAACCCAGAGAGAAAGATTGTGAAAACTGTGAAAAGACTTTTGCATACACCCGTAAACTTGGTGCGAAATACTGCACTCAAACTTGTGGGGCAAAAGCAAGGCGTAAAGCAAAAAGTTTATAACATACAAGTAGCAGATACTCCAGAATACTTTGTCAACAACATATTAGTTCATAACTGCATCATGTCATTAGCTGGTGTTTGGCAATTGTATCAAACAGAAAACCCTATCACTAAACCAGTAAGAACAAGGCCTAAACCGAAGAGGGTTAGATTCCATGTTTAACATAATAAAGGTTGGTCCAAATGGATGACATTAAGTTCGGCAAGAAAGTTATTGCATCACCTAATGAAGACGGTAGTGTTTCTATAGTCGAAGAGGGCTATTGGAATGGATTAGACACTATTAAAGAGTCTACACGGGTAAGTCTTTACATTGATCAGCAAACAGTCCTTAAAGAGCTTGTAAAGTGCTTGGAGCTGTTGAAGTTCGATACTCCGTACATAGATATAAAACTATGTCTCAAGGACAAAAAGCTATACCGGTTAGAGAAAACGTGGGAAGTTAAACGCAAGAAGATAGTAAAACCCTAACGTTTACTGTATAATATAACTAAAGTAGACAACCGCAACGTCGAAACTACTAACAGAAAGTAGTAACGACGATGCCTTTTATTGAAGATATTAATGAGCTTCATAAGCTTTATCTCGAAACGAAGAATGAATCTGATGCGTGGCGAGAGGACTATCATGAGTTCGAACGTCTTGCTGATAATGATTTAATTGATGACCTTGATCCCTCTCTCCCAGAAGTAAATGACGGTACACTAGCCGCCTCTTTGTATAAGTTACCGAAACGTATTGTTAGCACCAATCTTAAAGGTCGTGTTAAGTCTCTTGATCGTGACGAAGCATGGGTAACAGAACTTGCTAACCTCCAATGGGAAAACGTCATTATCCCTAACGCTAACTCTCAAGCACCATTCTACCGAAAGTGGAAAGATGCAGTACGTAAAGCAGCTATCTACGGTTCAGTACCTATTATTACCCTATTCGTAGAACGTGGTGATTATACTGGTGCAGACTTTATCGTTGCACAACCTCAAGATGTAAAACTAGAGCCGGGCAAAGTATCAGACAATGACTCAGATGTTATCTTCTGGGACGTTTACTATACTAAGCAACAGGTACTAGGGTTAATTGAAACAGCTAAAGAAGAACAAGCTCAATCTGAAGAGTCTGACAATAAGGAAAACGTCAGTGAATGGGATATAGAAGCCTTAGAAAGTATTGCCAAAGCTGACTTACAAGAAGAGCGTGAAAACAAAGAAGACTATAAGAACACTGGTAAAGATACTCGCCGTAAAGGTATTAAGTTCTGCATAGCATTTCAAAGAGGTGTTGGTGCTCCATTCTACATGTATCATAAGGCTACTAAAAAGGCTGTTAGAACGTGGACCAACCAAGATCCTACAGGTGATATTCCAGTACACTTCCTCTATTGCTACCAAGACATGCACAACCCATACGGTGTAGGAATCGTGAAGTTAGCAGGTGGTACTCAGAACGCATTAGATTACTTCCGTCAAGCAGACATTCTTGCAACACAACTAGGATTAAGACCACCGATCTCTATTAGCGGTGATACTGGTGAAACAGACTTAGACTCCATTGTATATGAACAAGATGCACAGTGGATGATTGGCAACGCCTCTGTAAACCGCCAAGAGTTAAGCAACCAAGTATACTCACAACTACCGAACCGTATTAGCCAGTATAAAATCTCGCTTAATCAGTTAATCCCTACAGGTGATACATCTATTGCTGCTGGTTCAGGCGATCAAGACTATTCTAAGACTCCAGCCGGTGTTAAATTCCAACAAAGTCAACTCTCAATAGATGATGAGGACTTTAAAGACAACTTCTTTATTACCTTTGAACTTGTAGCAAAGTCTATGATTAACATTCAATTTGCAAACATGCAAGGTACTGATCTAATGAAACTATCCAATGATGAACGTGATCTGTTAACACAAGCAGGGTTAGAGTTTCCATTAGGTGAAGAGGGTGAACCGTCTAATGAGCTAGAGGTTATCTGGGATGAGGCACGTTCTAAGTTTGACTTTGAAATAGACGCTGAACAGGATAAGACTCAAGACGAACAGAAACGCTTAGAGGCTTTACTTAAAGTAGTTGAACTGCGGGCTAGTGATCCCTCTTTAGAACAAGCACTAATGATGTCTGGTAAGAAGTTAAACATTGGCGAGTTGTTTGCTTCAATCATTCAACTGACAACTGACAATGACAAAGTTCTCGAAGATGTTACTCCTGAAGACATGCAAGGTATGGAACAACAACAGCAAGAAATGGCTATGCAAGAGCAAATGGCTATGCAGGGTGGTGGTCCACAGGGTGAAATGCCACAAGAAGGAATGCCACAAGGTGGAATGCCTGAACAGCCTATGCCACAGGGTGAAATGCCACAAGAATTACCTAATAAGCCTCAAATGGACGAGGGTGAAGACCGTGAACAGTTTGCTACTAACATCGAAGCAATCATGGAAGAACATGGTGTTGATGAGGAAATAGCAGCAGCTATGCTTAACATGGAGCAGCAGGGCTTTAGTTTAGAAGAAGTATTAGAAGTCGTTGCTACTTATTTAGAAGAACCTGAAGAAGAGCAATCTATGGAGGGATTAAATGTCTAGAGATGAGATCTTTTACACTGGTGTCACAAGTTCTGTTCCTCGCCAATCTCGTAAGGAAACAGTGAATAAACAGAAGCTTGAGCAAAAGGCGGCTATAACTCCGGCTGCTAAAGTTGTGTTTGATCTTATTGAGACAGAGAAGGCTAACATATTAGATCTTAGGACTTTAATCTTAGACCCTAGTACTCAAGAGATAGATGTCAAGTCCGGTCTTATGGCGCGTAAGTTGTACTACGAACACCTAACAAGCCTACAGAATAAACTAACAATGATTCTTAAAGCACGACCACTTAAGACTGGGAAGACTGAAAGTTAAGCTATGAAACAAAACAGTAAAAAACGCAAAGAGGAAGTAAAGACTGAACAAAAAGGTCTTAGCTATCGTGAGGTAAAAGCACTTATGCAGCAACGCAATGAGTTCACTACTGAATTAGATCACCTACCAAAACAGTTACACAAATGGACTGATCGTGGCGCAAATATGACTTGTGAGAACGCTGGACATGAATACCATCAGGCATGGAAACCATTAAAACAAAGCAAGGTCAACTCTATGTAAAACCATTCAGGTGTTTCTGTAGGATAGTCAACCCTCCCGCTGACTATCCTACAGAGCTACCTCAAGCTCTATCCGGTTAACCATCCGCCGTGAACCAAGTGATGTGATAAAATGAGAGGTACTAATATGGCTGAAGAAGCTATCGAAGACACCAATGTCGCTGATACTAGCGAAGAAAGTGTCGATACATCAACTAACGAGGACACTGAAGACACAGATGTTTCTTTAGAAGAAATGGGAGTAACTGACGAAGACTCTGAAGAAGAGGCCGAAGATAGCGAAGACGAGATTCAGGACACCGAACCTGCTAAAGAGGAAGAATCAGCAGATGATGTCGAGGACGTTCAAGAGGAACAAGAAGACGTTTCCGATGAACAGAATCAAGAACAAGGTGATCAAAAACGTCGTAATGACGAATACGCTCGCCAAAGAATTGCTAAAAAAGAAATTGCTAAACAGGAAGAGCAACAGCGTTATATCCAAGACGCGGAAGACTCCAATGACTTAGCACTTCGACAACTACAGGTTGACGCCTATAACAACAAAGTTAACTTTAACGCTCAAACACTGACTAACAGTTTAGACAAAGCGGTAGCTAATATCGACTTGTTTACAACTGGTACACCAGAGCAGAAGGAATTCATGCTCGAAGCGGCCGAAGAGTTTGAAGCTAACTACATTGTAAAAGATCGCAATGGTGATCCTATAGAAATTAAAGGCGACCTGAACATATATTTACAAACAAAAGCCGACTCTGCCCGCCGACTCGCCGGGGTAGGAGCTAGGCAACAGGCCAAAGATAAACAGAACGCGAAAACGCGGACGATGCGCCCGCCAAGCAAAACGCCCAAAGAGCCAAAGATTGATGCTGACTTAGCTGCTTTTGATGAAGAAGTAAGAAAGTACAGTTAAACAGGTAGGGTCCCATAAATAGCAAATACACAATGTATTTGCTGAGAAAGAACGGATAATATCATAGCTATTAACCTAGCAATAAAATTTGAGGGTAAAACCTCAGAACTCGTAAAAGCAGTGGCCAAGACTAGCTCTATCATAAATAGTGACTGGTCATGGGATGGCGTAAACGCTATCAAAGTTTCCACACTAACTGACCCAACTATGGTCAACTACGCTCCAAGTGGTGCTAACCGTTATGGTTCATCATCTGAAGTGCAAGACACTGTACAGACATGGACATTGTCTCGTGATCGTTCGTTCACTAACACTATCGACATGAGCAACTTCCAGGACACTATGGAAATCCGCAAACCTGCAAAATTCCTAGCACAAGCTACTAAGAACGTGCTTGTTCCTAAACTTTTGGGACTTTTTGGAGCAATCCAAACCGCTTAACATCTGAATTGCTGGGAACCCCTAACGGGTCTATAATATAGATGACGAGGGCAATCAGCAGCTAACTCGTACTTTTAAAATAAGAAACACTCAAGAAGGAGTTTCGCACATGGAAATATGGAAGCCAATACAACAATACGAAGGTGCTTATGAAGTATCTTCTGAAGGCAGGGTTAGAAGTCTTGACAGAGTTCTAAACACTGCAATAAGGCACAACTCAACTGTTCTACGAAAAGGTCGTGTATTAAAATGCAACGTTAAACGAAACGGGTATTTATCAGTAGACCTATCAAAGGACAACATAGTTCGCACTGTTACTGTACATAGACTTGTAGCCAAAGCATTCCTCGGAGAAAAAGAGAATGTGCAAGTAAACCACAAGAATATGACTAAATCAGATAACAGGGTTAAAAACCTAGAGTGGTGTACAGGGACAGAAAACCAAAGACACGCCAGAGCCAACAAGCCCTGGACTAGCTTCAGCAAACAAGTATTGTGTGTAGAAAAAAACATGGTCTTTCCAAGCAGTTACCAAGCTGCCGAGTGGTTAAACAAAACTCACTTCAATTACTCCAAGACAGTCATTTACATATCTCATAAGATTCGTAAAGTATGTCGAGGAGAAAAGACAAAGGCATTTGGCTATCAATGGAAAGACATAGAAAGTACGAACAGTTCAACGACCAGTCCGTAAGGACGTACACTCAAGTGAGTGGAAGTGGATGACTCTGCATAAAGCAGATGAAGATATGGTCTCATCTAGCAGGACAACTGTTAGCAGTTCAAAAGAGAACGGGTATAGGCTAACGACTTATACCGAAGATA